TTCTTGTACGCTTCCGTAGCAACGTCAGCTTCGATCTCGTTCACGAGCGCACGCATCGCCTGAGCGATTTGGTCGCCGTACACGGTCTCAAAACCAATACCGTTGTTGAGGTGGCGCACATCTTCCCCGGTGTAGGGGATTTGCACAGCACGGGTCTTGCTGATGGTGAGGGTCTTGTTGTCCACCGTCTGATCCGTCCCCTCGGGGATGGTCATGGACTCGGACACATCAACCACACTTGCAGCGCGGGTGAAGCTGGCACGGACCACATCGCCTTTGGCGACACGCTCGGAGCCGTTTGCGTTCACGGTAACAGCAGGGATGAAGCCGACAAGCTCCCGCCCCACTACGTCGGCGGCTTTGTAAATATCAGCCGCTAGATCGGTCAGTACGTTAGCCATTGGTCGGCCTCCACGTTATTCGTCATAAAGTTTTCCGCCGTCCTTGAAGAACTGCTGCCTCTTTACCGGAGGTAGCGCTTCCCAGTCGGATCGGCTCATTTCCTTGCCACGCGCTTCGGCTCCACCTTGCGCCTTGACGGCCCCGCCGCCACTTGCTTGGATTCCATCAACTAAAAACGGGTAATCCGTCTTGATAGAATTAACCAAGTCATCAAGGGAAGAAACGGTCAACTGCCCCGAGGGATCAGTCACCCGTAACTCCCCATCTACAAGAGAAAGCCGTTGGCTAAACTCTTTCTGTAGTAATTGTGCGCGCCCTGTGTCTTTTGTCAACTGAGCCGCTAGTTTAACAGCTTGTTCGTTAATCTTCTGCTGTTGAGCTTCAGCATTCATCCTGTCAATTTGAGCGCGGAGCTGATTATTCTCCTCGCTACGAGACTCAAAGAGCTGCTTGTAGTTGTTCTCGGCCTTCGCCTTTTCTTCGGCTTCAAGGCGAGCCTGCTCCCGCGCCTCTTCGCGCTCCTGCTGTACGCGCTTCTTCTCTCCTAGGAGTTCGTCCACCTTAGACTTTAGCCCCCGCGTCTCTTCTTCAAGGCGGGCCTCTAGGGTTTGGTTGAACCGTTCCGAGAGCTGCTCCTTGACGGAATCGTCTAACTCAATGTCTTGTAGTAAATCGCTCATGTGTCACCTCTGGCGTTACATGGTGCGGCTCTGCCGCTATAAACCCACTCGCTCAAATGCAAGTGGTTCCGACTCTCTAAGCTCTTGTAATGACAGCACTTTTCCACTGTCATCAACGAAGCGCCCTATAGAGAGATTCCCGCGCCTAAACAGCTTTGCCTTGGCTTTCCCTAAAACCTCCTCCTGAAACGCCACAGGTTGCCGTCTAAGCCATTTTTCGTAGTTAGTGGTATCCCTAACAGTCTTGCCCCCTCTCGGGCCGTCAGCGGGCCGTTTAGAGGTCTTATCGGGGCCTAGGTCATACTTGCCGTCAACGATAAAGGCGATGGTTGAACGGCAGTTGAAGTGAGCCGGTGGTTTCGGGTTCTCGTCCTTGTCCTCGTAGATGGTCCCGTCACGGGATGCGCAGATGAGGCTGGTATGGCTATCGAGAACGGAAATCCACTTGTACCCCTGGATCACGCCGCCGTTCTGGCGGATGACCATATTCCGAGCGTTGATGGATACGTGATTGGTGATGGTTCTGGCTAAGGTCGCCGCCTGACGCTGCTGAGTACCTGTAAGGTCCATGATTCGCTGGGTGACCTGATCCGTGGTCTCCCCAAAGAGGTAGCCGTCACGGACGATCTGCGCAACCTGATAGCTCTTACGTCTGCCGAACGTCCTTAAAGAGTCCTGCATGGTATAACCTTTGCGGGGCTCTAATTGCATTATATTAGTTAAAGTTGTTCCGACAGCTTCAGCAGTATTAGGACGAATAATATTAGCCCGTACGTTGTCACGTAATAAGCGATAGTTGAAGTCGATTTCATAATCAACGAAGTCCACCATTTCTTCAATGAAAGACTCCGAGTAATCATTATATCTACTAATACCAACATCCATTAAGTCCTGCGTGACCCTATCCATAGCGGAGATGGGGACGTCGGTAAGGTCTAGGTCTAGGAGCCTGATAGAACTCTCTAGGACGTTACGGACGAAGAGGGACGCTTCCCGCTCCCTCCCCTTGGCGTAGCGCTGTAAGAAGACTTGATGGCGCGTCAGAGCGTCATAGATGACATCGTTAGTGCTCATCTAAGTCCTTGATAACCCTACCATTTTACCTTGTCGGCCCAATACGCCGCGCTCATCTTTCCTTTGGCGATGTTCTTGGCGTGTCGAGCTTTGAACGAAGCGCGTCGAGCTTTTGCCGCATCCGACTCGCCTTTCTTTGCTGGGCTTCCCTTGACGCCTTGCTGTCCGAAGCGAATCGTCTTGACTTGACTGCCTTCTTTAGCAAGAACGACATGGCTCTTTGTCGGATGGTTTGGGGTCCGCTTGGGTTTGTTGTATCCCGCAACGCCTAGCCTCTCTATCCGGGGGTCTTTAGCCATTAGGGGCCTCCAAGGGGGGTAGGTCCCCCAGTTCTTCCTTGACGTCCTCTAGGGTGCGGTCACCGTCGATGATCCCGCCAGCCTTGAGGCGCTCAAAGATGTCCCGATCAGAGATGACCTGACGATCCATGAGGGTGACCATGGACATAACGAGCTGAGGGTCAACGGTCTTATCGTAGAACTCGCGGTTGATCTGGAACTCGGACTCCTCGTCCGTCCCCATGAACATCCCGCACCACTCTAGGCACTTCTCAATCGCCATCGAGAGGTTCTGCACAATATCCCCTAGAACCGAATTCTCGGACGCAAAGCGGATACGCGCCCCCTCTGCCGTCTCATTGGCGCCCCGGTCGGTGATGATCCGAGCCCCAATCGCGACCATAGCCGCTTCCTTGGCCCGCATAGCCTCCATGACGAGGTTATTGGGGTTGGCCTGAAGAAGCGTGGCCCCTCCGGTCTCCCCTAGTACGTGACCGGCCCTAGACCCTAGCTTGATCCCGTCCGGGTTGTAGTCGTACCACTGCTCCGGGGACAGGCTATGAGTGATGAATAGGGTGGGTTGACCCGTAATGAAGCAGGATTCCTCGTAGTCAGCGGAGTTGCGGTAGTGGGCAATATTCACATCCGCAATATCCGAAAGGGGTGCATCGTCAATGGTCGGGTCATTGTTCTTGGACCCCACGAACATGAGCGGGATTTCGTCCCACACGGACCCGTCAGCCTTCCGGGGGTAAAACTCGTCCGTGTACGGCTGGTCCTCCCTAAACACCTGCTGGGTGTACCCGTCGTCCTTTAGGCGAAGCACCCGATACTGGGTCTTGTACTCGTGGCCGAACTCGTCCTCGTCGTCTAGGTAGCGCTCAGCCAAGACGCAAAGGGTCAGGAGCTTCCGCCCCCGCACCGTGTCGGTCTTCCAGTTGACGCACTGTTCCGCCGTGTAGGGAATGATCGAGGCCCGAAGGTCGAGGCGGGTGACGTCTTCCTGGGACAGCCCCTCATCGGCAGGGGGGAAGTCCACCAATAGAACGGAACGGCCCGTCTCTAGGAGGTTGGACAGCTCATCCTTCGCCATCTGGACGATCCCGAGCCCGTCTCCCGTGGCGTCTTCGATTAGATACTCTAGGGCCGTGGGGATTTCGTAGGACGGCTCGCGCCTGAAGGCTGCACCCACTAGCGCGGACTTCGTGCGCCCCGTGAAGTTCGTGTAGAGGGCCCGCTTGAGGTATTGGCGATACCGTAGGGAGTCCACCCCCAGCCGTTCGCTATTGGCCTCTGCGTCAGGCACGGGGAGGTACTGGTGCCGCTTCCCCTTGTCCTTGACTTCGACAGTCCCGCGCACTGCGTCCCGCGTCTTCTGCCAGACGTATTCGTGCTTCTCGTAATCGGGGTGTTTAGTATCGACAGGCATGGCCCGAACCTCGCTTATAAGTTTCCGCTATATCATAGCGCAAAGGAAAACGCGACGTTAGCCACCGGCTTCACCACCGGCATCGCGTACGCGATAGGGTACGTCGTGGCGTCGTTCTGGTGGTCGTTCCCCGAGGTCTTATCGGGCTCCCCGTTCTTGTATACCTGTTGCTCTAGGCAGGCCGCCACCGTGGGGCACCGTGTCGCATTGACCCGCACCGTCCCATTGTCTAGCGCCGCGTTCATAGCCATGACCCGATCCCGCACCGCTGGGTTGCGCTTGTTCACCCGGACGTATAGCCCCGCCTGCTCTAGTAGGGCGATGTCAGACATTGAGGCGTTGACCGTCTTTCGGGCACGCCCCGAGGCGTCAGGGTAGACGTAGATGGGATG